GCCCGCATTGCGAACGACAAGTTCCTCGTAACCGTGGACACCACCTCGTTCATCCGCACCCCATTCGACTACCAAGACGATTGGACCGCTCCTGACTTCCAGTCGGAGTACTCGGCTGAGCACGGTTCGGCGCACGCTAAGGCGTTCGACGAAGCTCACATCATCGCCCTGATCAAGTGCTCTGCCTTCGTGGCACCGGCCCACTTGGCTGGCTCGTTCAAGAACGGCTTGAAGGCTACCACTACCGGCTTGAACGCTGCTGTGGCAACTGGCACCCTGTCTGCGAACGAAGTCAAGGCTTCGATCATCGTGGCCACCCACAAGGGCCTGCTGAAAGAGTTCGTTAAGCGCGACCTCGGCGGCTCCCTGAAGGCCAACATCACCCTGATGAACCCGGACATCTTCGACCTCTTGCTGGACGAGAAGAAGCTGATGAACGTGGACTACCAAGGCGGTGGTGGCGAGAACGACTTCGCTGCTCGTCGTGTTGCATGGCTGAACGGCACCCGCGTCATCGAGACCCCGCGTTTCCCAACCGGCGTCATCACTGACCACATCCTAGGCGCAGACTTCAACGTCTCGGCTGCTGAGGCTAAGGCTGCCTTCATCATCTTCAACCCGGCGAAGGCTCTGGTGACTGTCGAGGCTAAGTCCATGACTGTTCACAAGTGGGATGACCCGCAGCACTTCCAGTCGGTGCTCGACACGTACTGCATGTACACCGTCGGCCAACACCGCCCAGACGCGGTAGCCGTCGGCTTCACTGAGTAATCAGTAACTAAGAGGGAGGATGGGCCATTACGGCTTGTCCTCCCTTTTTTTTGGGCTAAAGAAACTATGGAACTACTAACAGCAGTGAACCTGATCTTGCCCGCACTGGGCGAGCATCCTGTTACGCGAGTAGACGTGAAGCACCCGACGCTGGCGGTGATCCTCCCAGTGATTGACTCGAACATCTCCATGACCCTGATGCGGGGTTGGTGGTTCAACGAGTTCCCAGCCACCCTGTACCCGGACAGCGAAGGCGGCATCTCTGTACCAACAGATACTCTGGCCTTCATCCCAGCAGAAGGGCAGCCCGGTACTGTGCGGAACGGTGTGCTGTTCAATACCACCACACTGGACTACCTCTGGGACAAGCCAGTACCCGGCACCATCCAACTACGGATGACCTTCGAGGAACTTCCGGAGTCGGTTGCCACGTACGTGTTCTACACAGCGCTGGTACAGATCTACCTCGTAGACATCGGCCTTGAGTCGGTAGTCGGGGAGTGGAAGCAAGTGGCAAAGACTGCGGAGTTCCTAGCCGCTAATGAACACCTACGGAACATGCGGCATACGACCCGGAAGTCTGGGCGCTACGCTCGGCTCCGTTCAGCAATGAGGTCGTAACATGAGTGGATGTATTGACCACGGGAAGACGGGCAATGCCAAAGGCTATGCCCTGCATTCCAAACGCATCAACGGTAAACAGCCGAGGATGCACCGCCTAGCGTATGCACAGGCACACGGCTTGGATGAGGCGACAATGGGCGGTGTGGTTATGCACTCTTGCGATAATACTCGCTGCATTAACCCAGACCACCTGAGCCTAGGTACTCACCAATCCAACGTGGACGACAAGGTAGCCAAAGGACGGCAGGCTACGGGAGCCACATGGGGTGGTTTGACTAAGAACGACCACCACGCGGCGAAGTTGACTATGGAGATTGCACGGGAGATCCGCGCACTGTATGTCCCTCGCAGCACTACCGGCGTACGGGCTCTAGCTCGCCGCTACAACGTAACTCCAGCAGTCGTGGCAGATGTAATCCACGGCAGAGCTTGGAAGGAGGTGACTTATTAGTGGCTACGAAGGCGCGTACAGCACCATCCTGCAAGGGGTATCACAACAGCTGCCAAAGCTACGGTTAGTTGGGCAGGTGACGGCACAGGACAACATGGTGTCCGACATCGTGACGAACGTACGCCGCCGCCCCGGTCTGACTAAGAAGTTCCACTACTCTATGCCCGGTGAGGATACTGACAGCGTGCGTGCGTGGGAGACGGATATAGCAGGGCAGCGTGTTCACGTATTCGTTGGGGTCCGCACCGGGAAGTTGCTGGTGATGTCTGAAGACCTAACAACCATGCGGTTCGAGACGACTAACACGTATCTGCAAGCAGCCGCAGCCCAAGACATCCGAGGCACTACCGTAGGCGACGAGTTCTTCTTTCTTAACGTGACTAAGCAGCCCGCCCTAGGTGCCTCTGCTGAAATAGGCCCCGACCCGACTCGCCGTGGGTTCTTCTACATACGGTCAGGTGCATTCTCGAAGACTTACAGCATCACCTTAACGGCCTCAACTGGAACAGCTGGCCTGTCGTACACAACCCCAAATGGCACGGGCGCCGGGGATGCCGCCAACTCCACACCAGAGGCTATTGCGAATGCACTCGTTGCATCCAACCCTTCTGGGATAACAGTGCTGGGACTATCCGCTGCGCGTGACGGTGCGTTCGTGTACTTCGAAGGTAACAGCGGTGTATCGAACCTATCGGTAGTCTCCCCATCGGGTTCCTCGTACATACAACCATCGAATGTGTCGAAGGTGCGAGTTGAGGCCGACCTACCTCAACTACTGACTGCCGGTGGTGGTGGGTACATAATGGCGGTTGGGGAGCAGCGGCTGTACCGGTACTACAGGTACAACCACGCCACCAAGGAGTGGGTGGAGTCAGGTAAGTACGGAAGCCCTGCTAGCCTAACAGGCATGCCAATATCTCTAACATACACAGGCGGGGCGTGGGGGATACCTACCACCCCTTGGGAGGGCCGTTACGCCGGGGACGACGATACGAACCCAGCCCCGGTGTTCTGCACTAGTCGCAGGCCGAGTGGCTTGGCGGCGTTCCAGAATCGTCTGGTTATCCTAGCAGGATCTACGGTGTATATGTCGTCTAGTGTAGTACCTCGTAGATTATTCCGGTCAACGGTTACGTCGCTTATCGACGCCGATACTATTGCGGTAGGCTCCAGCGCCAACAGTTCTGCGGAGTACCAGTACGCAGTCCCGTTCCAGAAGGACTTGCTTCTGTTCTCTCGTAAGTACCAAGCGCTGATCCCGAGTGGCGGTAACGCAGTCACTCCGCGTACGGCCACGGTGCTACTAACCTCAGCGTACTCTGTAGACACACTGAGCGAACCAGTCCCGGTGGGCCGTACACTGCTATTCTCAGCCCCTAGGTCGTCAGACTACTTCGGGTTCATGGAGATGGTGTCCAGCCAGTACACAGACGCCCAGTACGTGGCGAATGATGCGACTGCGCACCTACCTAAGTACATGGGTGGGCAGTGCCGGTTCGGTGTGGCGTCATCGGTGGCTAGTATGGTTATGTTCGCCCCAAGTCGGGACACATCATCCCTAGTGGTGTACGAGTACAGCTGGGACGGGGATACCAAGGTGCAGCAAGCTTGGCACACTTGGCGATTCAAGTACCCAGTAGCCTCTGCCTACTTCTCGAACGAAGTCATTAACGTGATCTTCATTAAGAACGGCTTGCTAGTAGGCTGTACGATGGACCCGCGACAAGGAGCCCTTAACTTCAGTAGCTCCCGGAGGCCGTTCCTAGACTTTAATGGCGAGATCCCTGTAACTGACAATCAATGCACGATCCCATCGTGGTTGACCGACTTTGACCCAGATGCCGTTGCCGGGTTAAAGCTGTCTGTCAGCACAGGACCGTTGGCAGGGGAAGAGGTTGGTATAGCGAGCCACGTTGGGAACGTACTGACCACGGTTCGCTCATTCCCATCTGGGCTGGTTAGCTTCGGCTTCCCATACCGCTCACTCATGAGCCCAACGCCACCGATTGCCCAAGACCACAATGGGATCAAGATCGAGTCGGCTAAGCTCACGGTACTTAGGTTCGGGATTTCTACGCAGAACTCCAGCGAGTACATGGTGCAGGTCACGGATAACACCAGCCTTGACGCTGAAGTACTAGACCAATCCACACTTCGGTTCTGCTCTACTGAGCTGGAGCTTGGGCAGGCCCGGTACGGTGTAGCCTCTAGGGCTGTAATCCCAGCACGGACGAACGCCGATACCACTACCCTCATGATGTACACAGAGGGCACGGGAGAGCTTAACTTCACCGGTCTTGATTACACAGGCCGGTTCAATACACGCATCAGAAGGAGATAACCCTTGGTTTGGCCATTGATTGCAATGGCTGCCATGTCGATGATGTCTCAGAACAAGCAAGCTGCCGGGGCCGCAGACGCGGCTGGTAGCTATGCGATTCAGCAACGAGACAGAGCTTTGGACTACGTAGGTGAGTCCAAAGCTATCATGGAAGCCAACACGAAGAACTTCCAAGCCCAAGCCTTCCGGGTTGGGATGTTGAACGTACAGAAGTCACAGGAGGTACGTGCTCTAGAACAGCGGAAGTTCGATGCCTCAGCCGGGGAGCAGGCAGCGCTAGGGACTGCGGCGGTTAACGCTGCGGCCTCTGGTACTGT